CGACGATCTGGGGCACGAGTAATACGATGAATTAACATCGCATCTTCCATCAAAATATACTGTTTAAATAATTTACGAGCTGGTTCTAAATAACTTCTACCATATGGAAGATAATTAAGATCACTCAATAATCTGAAGTGAGCCATTTCATAATTTTCAAAATAAAATGCATTTTCATCTTTTTGTCCTCCACCATAGCTTGCCCATCCTCCAGCTGTTGTTCCGTAACCAGCAGCTGCTGCTGCATCATATTTAAATCTTACATAAGATGGATTTTTTGGATCCATTCCTTCTTCTCTTAAAATATTAAAAGCTGAGAATGGAATTACTTGATATACTCCAAATTTTTCAGCAATTTCTAGTTTTAAGAAAAAATCACCATACTTACACATATTTCTTGTCCATGACCATAAGTTAAACTCAATGTTTAACACATCATAAAACAAGTTATACAATATTTTTTGAATATTTTCGTCTGCACTACGAATATGAAGCATTTCTCCAGATTCGTTTCTTAAAGTACATTCATCTGCTATAATATCTAACGCACTACTTACAATAGCATCAGTATCCATTGCTTCATAATCACTGTAAAGTTGAGGACGAAGTGATGGATAGTTAATAGCCATCTGTCCAGCATAAGCTGCAATTCCAGATGTTGTATAAATTCTACTAAATCTATCTACAACAGAGTTGGTTGCTAATACCCCAGTTGTTTGAATATTATTTGTATCTAGTATTTTTAGTTCGTCTCCTCCTACATTTCTAATGATAACATCAGAACTAAAAAGTCGTTTTAAATTGTCAAATATAGCCATTCTATTGTATGATAATAAATATTATTAAATTAACCAAGTTAAATCCATCATTTGTCCATTACCCATATCCATCTTCCACTGATCAGGAATTCCATTTCCTCCTCCTATTCCTCTATAACTACCACCTTGATATACACCAGATCCTACAGACATTGTTGTTTTTCCAAAATTTTCTAAACTTGCTATAGTTAACTGATCTCCAGTTTGTTTATATTTAAGACTTGTGTCTCTTAAAAACATACAAATGCCTAAAGCCATTACTAAGTCATCATTATAACCATCTTGTGCTTGGGCTTTACCATGTTTCCAAATAAACGTTCTTAATTCTTCTAAAGTACGTTTACTTTGAATAGTTACACTTTTTTCATGTAAATAACTAATCATTTTACCAATAACTAATGGACGAGTACGTAAAGTTGTACTAAAACCAGGTACCATACCTTGTCCTGAGTCAAATTTATTTAAATACATGTCTACATTAGTAAGAGCTGCATCTTGACGTGGGCTATAATACATGTTTGGATATCCTCTTTCAATAGCTGTTTGAACTACGTCCCATCCTACGTTAGCATTTTCAATTACCAATAAAGCATTGTTGTATTCGCTAGCTATACCCACTAAAAAGTGACCATAATCACGAGTTCCTATTTGTCCTTTATATTCTACTACTTGTGTATTAGTTTCTATGTCAAAAACATGAAAAGCACTGTAGTCTTTTCCGTCTCCTCGAGCACAGTCAGCAACTACCGCATACATTTTAGAATAATCTGGTCTTTCAAATACCCAAAGATTACCATCTAAACCTCTACGTTCTAAAGGTTCTTTTGCTTGAATTAAATACCAGTTTAAAATAGTAGGATCAATAGCTGTGTCTCCAGATGTTGTAAAATCACAATCACATTCTTGAGCTGCCATTCTAGGTCCTAAATCTATATCTTGTTGATCTCTCCAAGCTTGATCTCGTTCAGGATGCACATCCCATGGTAATTTAATTGGAAGAAAACTATTCTTATCTTCTTCTGCTTTAACCCAAGTTCTATGGAACCAGTTTCCAGTACCATATGGGGTAGATATAGCAATACACCCACCACCTGTTGCGAGGGTTTGTTGGGCTGATACGAATACTTCTTCAATATTATCAATGAACGCGGCCTCGTCAATGAGTAATAAAGATACGGCTTCACTTCGCGCACTATCACTAGCAGCTGACACGGCTTTCATTTGACTACCATTTGATAATCGTATACTTAATTTGTTGTTTTCTAAAGATTTAATTTTCATCCAACTAGGTAAATTATCATATCCAAATTTTACTTTAGTTACCATGTTTTTGGCTGTTTCTGTTTTAGTCGCAATACATAATATGTTTTTATCTGTATTAAAAAGCATAAGCCATAAAGCATATGCTGAGCTTAATGTACTGATGCCTAACTGGCGAGATTTGTTTATTATATTAAATTTATTTTTTAAAAATAATCGTAATACACTTTCTTGAAACGGATACAAATTAAAATGAACTCTACCTTTAGTAGGGTGTTGAATCATGTAGTATTTTTTACAAAAATAAACAGGATCTTGTTTACACCTAATAAGTTCTTGTTGAATAGCTTCTTTTATAGAAAGCTGTTTTGGAACATCGTTTAATTCACTCATAACAATACTATTAAAAATATACTAACAGCTGCTACTAAGCCTGTGAGTATGTATGATTTATTTAATTTAGTTTGTAAATCACTTACTTGATTTTCTTTTTCTTTTATTACTCCTTTATAATTGTTAACTATACTATCTTGTCTAGTTTCATTCTTTTTATATAGAGCAATTTGAACGTCACTAACTTTTATTGTAGAATCTTGAGATTTAATTATTTTACTTTGAGTTTTAACAGTATCTCTACAAACAATAAGTTGGTTTTGTAAATAGTCTCTTTCTATTTTTACCTCTAATGCTTTTCGTAAAGCAGAAACAGGCACTACTACATTAGTATCACTTGAAAGTTTTTGTGAACTTACTGGCAATGTCAGCATTAGACATACCATTAAGACGATTACGTTCTTCTTCATATTGTTCTTTATATTCTGCTGCTCTTTTAGCGGCGGCTTCTAAGTCTTTTTTGTCTTTTGCTATTTGAGCTGCTAAAGCATTTTTTACTGAGTCTAAACTAGCAATGTATTGTTTATCTTTTGCTATTTCTTTATTTAAACTGTCTATAGTATTGTAATACTGTTGTTCTTTATTATTAGAATAACGTGGAGTTGGTTTATGAAACCAAAAATACAACACAACTATTATAATTAATAAACCTACAACCGTTGATATTGTTTTCATATTATAACATGTTATCAGCTTCAGCATCTACGTCTTTAGCTTCATCATCAACATCAAAATTCATTTCTTCTAATGATGATCTCCATGTATCAAATTCACTTCTCATAGATTCTTCAGGACTTTTAAATCTTGACATAACATCGTTATCAGCAAATACTCCGGATGTACCTCTACCATCGTCAAATAAATGATATGTTGTTCCTTTAATGTCTTTAGCAATACCTTTATATTTCATGTATATTCTTCCTGATTCTCCTGATCCAGGCATACCACCTACATAAACATATTCTTTACCTACCACTAAATTTGAAGGATCTACTTCATTTAAATTTTCTTCTTTAAGTTTAACGTCAGTATCTTTTAGTTTCATTTCACCAAAAGCATGTTTTTTAAATGGTACGGCTTCTTGTACGTCTTCTACCTCATTTATTGGTTGGGGTTTGAAAGCTTGTACCATTCTTCTAAATAAATCGTTTGAAAAATTAATATTATCCATATTTACGTTTTATTATAAATATGATCAATAATCATTTTTACGCGATTTTCAGTTGAACCACTTATTTTTAATAAATTTTTAGGAGGATATCTTTCAAGTAAATTTTGAATTTGATAATCAATTTGGTCTCTATAATCACTGTTTGTTTCTCGTACTCCGTTATTTTCAATACTTACACCTTCCGGACTAACATAAATAACAAGATCATACTCATCTTTTAAATACATTGCTGCATGTTCAAAATCATACTTTTGATGATCAGGAATACTTTGTGCTAATGCTGTAAATGCACAAACATCCCAAATAGTTCTATCTGTGAGAACTCTAGACATCATAAGCTCTGCACTTCTTTCTGCTAAAAATACAAATTGTCCTTTTAAAGTTGAATCAGTATTCAAAGGAATACCCATATTCATTAAGTATTTACTTCTTTCTGTAGCAGTTTGATAATGAGCAAAGTGAAAATCTGCTCTTAAAGCATTTACTAACGTAGTTTTACCTACACTCATTGTACCTGTTAATCCTATTTTCATATTATCTCATTGATTGTTCGTAACGTGGATCTTTTGATGGTGGAATGCCATTAAAGTCTCTTTTAGCTTCTTCCCACTGTTCTTTAGTCTTTTGTTCTCCAAAAATGTAATATTCTGGTTTTTGTTTTTGATCTTTTGGGTAAATCAACGCAGGACCATCCCAATTGTGTAATACTCTACGTTCATCGTTGTTGAAGTAATGAATAACTTTACCATCAACGGTTTTCATCTTAATTGTTTGCATAACTTATTGTATATAGTTTAAATAAAAAGTGTTAAATCTCCATCATACCATACATCTTCTAGATAGTATTTGTCGTTAAGTAAA